GAGTCTGCATACCTGGTTATATTCTGACTTACAATGCTTCTTACGTTATCTGCAGACGAAGCAAGATTAGTGTTATAGTAAATTGTAGTGTCAAATTCAACATAAAGATATTTTAGATCTACTATCTCCGGAACAATCCCGGCAACACTATACTTCCTTAAAAGTTTTACTATATTATCCTTTACTTGACTGGATACAAAAGGACCATTAAAAGGTTTAATGCTAATAAAGACTCTACCATATCTCGGTGGATTAAGATCTTCTCCACCATAGACCGATATTGATTCAGTTTCTGGATATATTTTTGGAATTATACTTTCATAATCATTTGCAGTTACTGCTCTATTTTGAGATGCATATATCCTAGGGGCATATTTTTTAATAGATTCTACAGATTCAATTTCTTTACCACTTCTCGATATTACGTTTGTTGTAACTAAAGATATTCCATCAGTAACAACTCTGCCATTATTATCAACTAATCTACCAGCAAATCTAAAGTCACTTACACCATTTCCAGATTCTCCATTTGTAATTATGTAAGATGCTTCAATGTAATTTAAATTATCTAATTTTTTACCAAATACCCCATCACCAAAAATTAATTCATATCTCTGATCTTCAACTTCTTGAATGAAGAATACATTAGAATTAGAAGTTACATTTAGAATACTATCAGAAAAAACAAAATTTCTAATAACAGAACTTGATTCTGTATTTCTTACTGCTACAGATAATGAAGAAGTATCAATATTAGCATTTTCTAAAGTATATTTTTGATTTGGATTATTAGAATCAACAGTGAAATTTGCAGTAACGAAAGAACCTTCGTAAATCTCCACATTATCAAAAAGTGCAATATTGTTTACTACAGGAACAGTGACATCATTCTGTATCGAAAACGTATAATTTACATCACCAAAAGCAAAGTTTGACGTACAAACAACTCCTCTCTTTAAAGTTAAAGTAATTGGATTTGTACTAAAGGTACTAGTATCTACAAAGAAAGAAATATTAGCTCTAGCAGAAGTTCTAGATCTAGGAACATATCCAATATTACGAGCGAGAGAAACAACATTTTCTCTTAGTGTTGCACTATCAATAAAAACCTCATTACTAACCATGTTAGCATTATATGAGGAAATATATGTATTATACGCTAAAAGATCTATGATAGTTGAAAGATTGGATCCTTCAAAATCATAATCCGTAAAGTTCGAATTTGATCTTAAGTATTCCTTTAAAGATACTTTTATCTGATCAAAATCTAAATTTGTAAAGTTTACTAGTGCCATTTATCTTGCTGGTTGTAATGCAAATGATAATTGCTGAGGAAGTACATCTATTCCAACAATTTTATACTGTATTGTAGTTGCAAATTCATTCTCATCATAATTTGGGCTTACTGTCACCTCCATAATTTGAATTCTAGGTTCATATGTATTAAGAACATATGTGATTTCATCCTTTATGATTGATGCAGTCATTTCATCAATATTTTCAAAAAGAAGTTTTGATACTCCCGTACCAAAACTAGAATTAAAAAACTTTTCTCCTTGAGAAGAAAGGACAAGATTTTTCACAGATCTTGCAATTGCAGTCTCATTTTTAATTCCAATCAAATCCCGATTTAAAGGATTTGATTGGAAAGTCATACTAATATCTTTAAACCCTTTACTTATCCTCTCTAGAGGCATATTTCATATGCAAGTATATCTTATTTAGAGTGGTTTTGACTCATAAAGAGGTTCAGTTCCATATTCCCAGTCATCATAATCTTGATCATTACGAATTCTTTCATGAATTTCATTTTGGTGATAAAAATCATGTTTTTTTGGAGTTAATTCATCATTTGCTATCTCACGAAGCATTTTTTGTTTGTAAATTTGAGTCTCCCATCCATATTCACTTGACAAATACTCAGTTCCCCACTCATTTTTCATGAAATTTTGGTCTTTGTCTACTTTCTTGGTCATTGTTTGCTCCTGATTCGTTAAAATCAGAACTTTTTACGGGGTTGCTATCCCGAATATTTGTAATTTCGTACATAAAATCATCAGATGTCTCTATTTTGCGACGATTTTCGACAGAATATTCGGTTAAATCTATTTCATAACCTGGATTTTTGGTAATTCTATTCTTAGTCCATGCATCGTCATACCACAGTATCTTATTATTAGGGTATGCATAGAAATTTCCATTATCCATTTTGAAAAAATGAGCACATTTATGCTCCGGAGTCTCACTAAAGTTAGTATTCAGTGTAGATTTTGACTCCCATGACCAGTCAAGAGTGAACATGTAAGTTCCTTCATTCTTTTCTCCACGATAATTGATCAATTCAGCGCGTAAGTTAGCAAGTCTTGAACGAACTTGAACATCAACATAAGGAGAAAAGCAATCCCACCACATACATTCTTCTAATCTAGGTGTTGGCGCATCAGGTTTCCAACAAAATGCATGAATTGGTCTACGAGTCCAGTTCACCCCATTCTCAAGAAACGCCTCAAAGAGCGGTACGTGCTTCTCTAGGGATGCTACAGAGTGAACGTCACATAAAGTTACCTCACCATGACCTTTTTTATGATTAAAAAGGAATTCATTACGAATGTAGCAAGTAATTGTCGGAAGATTATGATTTAAGTATGCCATAAAAAAATACTAAAAAAGCAGGAATTTCTTCCTGCCCTATCTATATTATTTTCCTTGACCGCGATACTTCTTTTTACGTCCATTGCGAGACGTTGCTGATAGTAAAGTACGAGCAGAACGTCCTTGACGAGTTTTCTTTGGTGCTCCAGCTTCAAATAAAGTCTTATTGCCTCCACCTTTAGACATTTGAAATTTCCTCCAGTTCAATTAAATTAGGATCAATGTCATCTCCCGAGACATAACGTTCTGAGAGACCTTGTAGAACCTCACTACAAGCGTCTAGAGTGAGGTTCTGATAGATTCTACGACCTTTATATAAGATATCGTAGTATTTCATTAGATTACACGAGTTTTTTCATGACCAACTCTAATACGAGGGTCGCACCAGATCTTAAATCCTTTCTCAATTGCATCAAGACAGAATGAAACATCTTCACCACACATATCCTGAACTGCACCAGATTCAAAGACTTGCATCTTAGGAGCAAACCAAGGGTATTCAAGATTCTCGAAGACACCATTTTTAATCAGTACCCATCCAAAACCAGTGTAGTCAACTGTGAAAGGCTTTCTGCGCTTTGAAATAGAATCAACGGTTTCATGATTCATCACTCCACCATTCTTACGGAAGTCATCTTCTTCCAACCAGTGTGCTACTGAGGTCGTGTGACCATCTTCTGTGGCATACCAACCAGCAACAACCTCTTTATCCTCTCCTTCTTCATTCAGAGCAAGATCACAGAGTTGCCAGAACTTTTCTGTGGTGAAGACAATATCCGAGTCAATCCAAAGTTGATAATCATATTGCAGTTTACCATCCCAGGGAATTTGCTTCGGTCCCCTTAGAACATTTGCACCTAATACTTTACAACGTGCAAAGTTTACCATTGATGAGTAATCCTGAGAAATCTGAATACTCATTCCATTTTGTACCATATCAAAGCAAAGTTGTACGAATGCTTTGAGAAAAATAAAAGAACATCCACGTCCTGGTAGACAGAAGACAATACTCTTACCTCTCATTCGTTCTTTGATAGCATCATAATCCCAATCAGCTTCTGATGCCTTAGGGGATGCTGCTTTTACTGTAAATCCTTTTGCCATAAGTGAAAATAACCTTCAGATCAATTTTATCAGTCTATATATGCCTTGTCAATATCAATGAGATGAGTTCAGAACTACCTCTTTGTTTGTTGCTAATTCCTCATAAGATAAATCTTCTTTTGAAAGTTTTACATCAATTAACTCAACCATACGATGCAACATCTCCCAGGTTTCAGCGAATTTTTCCTCTGATAAACTGTGATAGATGCATTTGCCGTTTGCGTATATGTGATAAACCTTTTCAGTCATAAAAAATTTTCCGGAATTTTTTTCAGTAACTCTTATTTTGTTACCGCATTATATATCAGAACAATTAAAAATCCAAGGGGAACTCCGATTATCGTAAAACACTGCCGTGGGTATCGTATCAACCACCCCGCAAAGACAACCTTCCAGAAGTTCCAATAAGGTCTACTTCTTCTTACCACCTTTCTTTACTGTGCGTTTGTCTGGGCGGGAATATCCACCCTTATGAATCCATTTTGCCATCTTTTAATACTCCGGAAAAATTTTATGGGTCTGATATTTAGAGGTCGAATTGTCACCTCTGTAGGTTAGGGTAGTTTGCCTTTTTTGGAACGGGGGCGCCTTAAACGCGCTACGCCCCCGCTACGCTATAAGAAACCACGGGCAATCACTGCCGTTTCACTGATATCACCAAGTCTAACATAAGTGCCCCCCAGTGTCAACCAAGGGGCACCCAGTTAGTATCAGAAATCAATCACATTCAGTGTCCCTTCATTATCACCTTCCTCTGCAATCGCATCAGTGACGAGTGTATCCAGAATCGAAAGAATCTCAGTGCCGTTGTTACCTTGAGCCAGCAGAGAAAGCATTGCGGTCTTAGACATTTGTGTTGTTCGTTGTTAGTGAGTGTGTGAACGGTGAGTGTCTTTATAGAGGCGCATCT